ATCCGTCGATGCCTTTCTTTTATCCCTTGAGTTAAAAAGTGGGATTTACTTCTTATAAATCAGTACTAAGATTAAGCTCCTTTAGATCCGTAAACTGCTCTTGGGTTAGAGAAACCAAATGAATATCTTTCTCTAGCCTTGAAACGCATATTACCAGTATCAAAATCACCTTCCATTGCAGTTGACAAAGGAGTTCTTTCAAAATGTTTAAACCCATCTGGGCAATCAGTTTTGAGGAAGAACGCATCTGTATCTGTCAAGAAGTGATTTACAACATAGCCATCAGGTAACATTCCCATGTTTCTAATAGCATTAATATCGTTATCAGCAGTACTTACTCTACCAGGTGTTTGTAACAGTCTATCAGCAACGAACTGTAGATTTGTAGGAACGATTAATTTCATACCTTGAAGAGCCAAGATCATGTCTCGGTCATCTTTAAAGTTAGCAATATCGATCAACGCCGCTTCTAATGAAGTTTCGTTCAAATCAGCATCAGTGCTAGGTTCGTTTGCAAAAGTTCCGCCGCTTGCTAATGGGTGATCAGTAGCACAAAGCTCCTTCCCATCACCACCAGTAAAGCTTGAGTTAAAAGCGTTATTTAATACAGAAGCAGCTTTAACTTGCTTAGTGTGAGCCATACTTCTAGCTAATGCTTTAGTATATCTCGCGCCAAGTTTGTCATACAAATTATCTTCGATAGCTTCTTCAGTCAAAGCAAATGCTAATGCAATTGTTTCGTGAGAGTATCGAGCAGTGTATGACTCCATTGCTGTATCAAAATTTACGCCTTGCCCTTCAGCTTTAGTTGGAGCATTTCCGAAACCTACTAGTAATACTTCTTCTTCAAACGCTCTGTCAGAAGATTCAGTATCAAAGATTTCAGCGTGCTCGTTTTCGTACCTGTTGTACTCTAAACCGAAAAGGGCGTTTAATCCTGGTTCTAATTCTTTCGCTAATTGTGCTCTAGAAATTGCCATTATTAAACCTCTACGCTAATCCAGCGCTTTTAGCACCCATAATGTGGTTTTGAATAACCACTACTACGTTTGTGCCTGCGCTAGCTACGTCGGAATTTTCTGGATCTTGTGAAATGTCAATAGCCTTCAAAGGTAAAGTTGCTGTAGTAGCACCAGTTGAAGTATCTAATTGCATATTAGAAGTTCCAGTTTTTGTGTCGCCGACAGGAGATGAATCAACGATATCAAAGTTACCAAACAAATCAGTTACGGGGAAAGCCTCGTCTGATTGAATAGAAAATTGAACCATTGGGTCATCGATAACATTAGCAACAATATCACTAGCAGCAATGCTGCCGGGGTAACTGTTACTAAATACTGTTTCACCACTAGTAGGGTCAGTGTATGAACAGCCATTGAAGACTCCAACAATTGGTACAGTACCAGAGGCAGCATGCCTACCAATAGTTCCCGCAGTAAGTTGAGTTACCAAATCACCTTGGAAAATAGCAGTAGTCGCGCCACTCGCGATTCTGTATTTTTGTTGGCCGCCAGTCCATGATTGTCCACCGACTTTTCTAACAGGGATTAATCCCATTTTAGTAGTTTCGTTTGCCATGTTTTTTCGACTTTAAATTCCAAACTATTAATAAATCAGAGGAAGTTATTTACCCCCTCCACCAAATGTAACCTTGCTTTTCCTTTCCCTAGAGATAGGCATTGCAGGGTTTTCTTCACGCATAAGGTCATTGTCCACTGCCGTCATTTGATTTTGTGTGGCTTGACTAAAATACTCAGATCTTTGTTCGACAATTTCTTTGTCTATTTTGCAGAGTATCAAACCACCCACTCCAATGACGCCCGCGTGACGACCATCATCGACGGTTGGATAATCGTAACCAGGAACTTCTTCTGGTTTCACTGGCTCCCAGCCCTCTCGGAATCTTTTGGAAACATTAGTTCGGTCTTCTTGACCTAACGTCTCGGCTCTTATCCATCGGTAGACCGTACCAGCTGGAGGATCACTAGGAACCTCTAACATGGAAGGCGGCTTCCAAGGAGTCTTAGCCTTTTTTGTTTCCCTAGATTCTTCAGCTCTAGGTGCCCTTTTTTCAGTTTTAGTTTCTTTATTCACGATTTCTGTAACCTCGCTTTTTGTATTGCGTAATCTTTAAATGAAACGCCTAAACGTTTCGCTAGTCTTTGCTCGCTTGGAGAGAGCTCCACTCGATTACTTGGTTTGCGTCCAGTCGATGTAGTGCGTGATGGTGAAGCAACGGTTTGGACGGGTTTTGTAGCTTCCACGTTGTTATCAAACTTATTAGGTATTTCCGACCTAAGTCTGTTATCTAATTCATTGTAATACTCATCTGAGTTTAAATCAAAACCTTCATTAGCTAATTGCTCATGAATAGTAAGGGCCACAGTAGTGGCTACTCGGTCTTGACCGAACCAAGAGTTTTTATTTGCCCATGACTGTGCCTTCGGAGAAGGCTCTGCATATTCTTGAACCTGTTGTGGTTCTGGAAGTGGGCTCTCAACTTCTTGAGTTACCGCTTGGTCATAATCTGCTTCAAACTGGCTCCTTTGTTCAGATGCTTCGATATATTTTTTCTCAGCAATAGCAGTACTCAATAATTCAGTAGCTCTTGCTATAGATTCAGCATCGTTTGCCTCAACAGCCTGTTTGTGAGCTTGTTTAGCTAATTCAATAGTTGAATCAGTTTCGCTCTTACGACTATCAAACATAGTCTTTTCAAAAGATTGTTTGGTCGCTTTTAATTTATTGTTTTCTTCTTCTAGCTGTTTAGCATATTGCACAGCCATAAGTTCGCGTCTTTGAAAATCTTTTGCTTGAGCAACAGCTTTGTTAATTCTGTTTTGTGCATAAGCAGCTTTCTTTTCAACTTCGCCTTTGTCTTTGTTTTCTTCTACTACCTTGTCACTGGTTTCAAAGTTTTCTTGAATAGTGTCTTCTTCAATAGATTTAAGTTCATCTTTGTTTTCTTCAAGATCAATGAACTTAGTTTCATCAGAAGCTTCTTGATCAGCTCTTTTACCAACTGGTAAAGCAGCTTTCTCTACTTGCTCTTCTGAAATATCTGGTAAAGCATATTCTTGTTCAGCCATAAATCACCTATAAAGTTTTAATATCATCGGGATCATTAATGGTACCGATTACCTCGTCATCATTAATAATTCTTACTTCGTGATTGTCTTCTAAACGAAAGCGAGCTCCCGCATATCTGCCAATCAATACCCAATCTTTTTCTTTACACCAAGCCTCGCCTTCAAATTTATCGTCTTCTTTATATGCGGTAGGACCTACTTTTAAAACATAGGCAACTACTGTAGCTAAAGATTCTCGATCTAAAGTAGATGTGGTTAAGTGTATGCCACCTTCGGTTACGCCTTTACCCTTGTAAGGTAAAACCAATATACGCCAGCCAGTGGGATTAGGCATTCTTTCAAGTAATGATTTATCTAGCAATGTAGGATCTAAAACTCTGTCTTCAGTTTTGACATAAGCTTTATCTACATCTGATCTTGCTGCTTCTTCTCTTTCCTTTTTTCTTTCTTCTGCGATGTGGTTAGGAACTGCTAGTTCGGTCATCGTTAATCCTCTTCTTGCAGCACTTCTCTTATTTCAGATTCCATGGTGCGAAGTGCTGTTAACTCACCAATGTGAAATCTGTAATCTTCAACGGATTTTATATTACCTGCACCCAATGTTTCAAGTATATCTTCTTGTCTTTGTCTAATTTTTTTTAATAGCCATTCGGCTAAATTGAGATCTTCTGCCATTAATTTTTATGAATATCTAGTTTTCTTCCTTCTGTTTGACATCACTTTACCACAACCTTTGTGGTGTTTTCGTATTAGTTTGCCATCTTTAGCGAAAGTTTTTACGTTGGTAGGTTTGCCTCCCGGATTACCAGCTGCACGTTTTCTTTTAACTGCGCTGCTTCTTTGTGCAGCTGTCATGCTTTTAGCTTTTGATCTGGGTACGCATTTAGGATATTTTCTTTTAGAACCTTTTACTTTAGCTCGACCACACTTTTGAAACTTACCTTTTTTCTTTGGTGCGCCAATATCAACCCAATCGCCTTTGGGTCCTTTACCAAACCATTCTGTTAATCCGCCGCTAGGCTTTGCCATGTTTTTTCCTTATTATTTTTTTCCTTGTGCAAATATTTTAACTTGTTGAGTTTTTCCTGCAACTTTCTACCATGATTATCTCCAAGCTGGTCCTTCTATCCAAGTCACTAGGCTTTTTCTAATTCCTTTAGTAACTGGATTTACCTTGTGCGGTATAAAAGAAGGAAAAATTAAAACTCTACCTTTCTCTCTTAAAGTATTTCTATCAGGAGGATTTTTTAAAATATCATTATCGAATTCAAAATCACCTCCTTCATATTCATCTGAATCAGATAACTGTATGGTCATACTAAGTTTTCTATCATACATTTCTCCTCTGCCTGCAAAACTATCTATATGTCTATAATAAAAACCTTTGTTAGCTGCTAAGTATTCTGTGTATTGAATATTAAATATTCTTTCAATATCTAGCCCAAAAATTTCTCTATTAACATCACAAAATAAATTAGTACAAAGATTAGTTAATTTAGCTGTATCGTCTGTACGTGGGTCTATCCAACGAATTTGAGACCTTCTAAGATCTTTATCTTGCGTAGCATTTTTACCTATTTCTCCGCCAATCACTCCCATTTCCTCTGGGAACTGTAACGCCATATTTTTTATATCTTCAATAATATTATTTGGTAATGCTTCAGGAAGCAGAAAATGAAGGCTTCTCATATTAGTTACGAACTTCTGTAACCGCCACCACGTTTTTTATAAGTTCTAACTAACCAAGCGTTAGCATAAGCTGAAGGATAAACTTTAAATTTACGTTTGGCCTCTGCTTTTACTCTAGCGTATAAAGCTGGATTAGTTGGTTTAGAACCGCCTTTCTTTTTAGCTTTACCGCCTTTTTTTAATTTTAAAGCACTTAAAGATTTAGCTTGTCTAGCATGAGTTTTGCTAGCTTTGTTTAAAGCTTTAACAACTTTTTTTACAGTTTTTTTATTTCTAGTATTTGTAGCCATTTAACACTTCCACCTTTTTCTTGCTTGTCTTAATCTTGAATTAGGATTCTTAGCTGCTTTAGGAAACTTCTTCATTTGTCCAGCTGATCTAGCACAAAATGATTTACGTCTCTTAGCTGCTTTACTACCCTTCTTCACCTTGCCAGTTACGGCAGTTTTTAATTTAGAACCGGGGTTCAGCTTCCTATATTTTCTGACTCCTGCTGCAGTCATACCTGCACCTTTTTTAGTAGGTCTAAAATTCTTTTTATTTTTGGAGGGCATTTTGCCCTTTGGACTTTTTCTAGTGGTCTTTTTAAGTTGTGACCTAGTAATTGCCATAGCCTTTTAAGGTGCTAGGGCCAAGGGGAGAAGATTGAAAACTAGGCCCTAGCGTTTTTAATCTTATCACATTCATTAATTTCCTCTATTCTTTATCAGCAATTCTGCTTTTTTTATTCTAGCGCTAGAATCTAATCTATCACGACCTAAATCATCTTTCATCTCGGCAATCGTTCTAGCAACATTTAATTTTTCTCTAGCTAATTCCATTTGCTTCATGGCTTGCATAGCATCAAATTGTTGTCTAGCTGCAAATTCTTGGCTCTTACGTTCTACATCTTGAGCCTTAATATCTAATTCTTTATCACGCAAAGCTACCAATGGGTCTGCTGGTGGCGCTGGTGGCACAAATGCCATATTGATTTGCGACATCAGTCCAGCTTGAATTTGTGACACATCTTTCGCAATCGCTTCATCTATTTTTTGCTGTTGTTGCATAGCCATTTCTGGTGGCATTTCCATAAGCATTTGTTGTATTTGCATAAACTCTGGGTCTTGCATATTTTGCATGTCGACAATCTCAGCGGCACGTAAAGCTACATGTTGATAAACGTGTGCTTGAATGTTAGTCATGATAATAGGCTCAATCATTACTGAACTTGTTTGTGCTAATGAGATATGCACATTGATGTGCGCATCATGATCTTGTCCAGGGAAGGCTTGACAAGGTTGCCCTTTAATCAACAAAGCGTTTTCACTTGCTGGATCAGTTGGCATCGGTTGTGGCGGTGGTGGCAATAACTGTTCTATGTTCTGCACACCCATCGAAGCATACATTCTGCGATACGCTTCATAGATACCTTGTATGCCATGAATCTCTGGGTTTGAATTTACGACTTGTAATATTTCATTAGCCAACATAACACGCTGACTCATGGAGAAAATATTTGGATCTGAAACTGGTAGTACATCTACGCGTTCATCAAAGTCCATTTGTTTAATCATGCCGTCACCAGCAGAACTCATGTAAGGATATTCTGGTGGTAAGTAATCAGCGAATACTTTGGCTAATAAAATAAATTCAAATCTTTGTGAAGAATGCAATCTTTTATGGATTGCTGACATGACTTTGGTACCACGCTCTAGTAAAGCTACGGTAGT